TAGTTTTTTTAATTTATTAGACCAGATATACCTCATATCCTTTGGTGCTTGTTTAGTCATCTTTTTAAGATTATCAACTCTATGCCAAAATAAATCATCTGGCTCATCAACAAAAGCATATACACCCCATTGGTTATGTCTAGGATCTGTTTGTTGTTTTATCACTTCAAGTTTCTTATCATCAAAGTTCATAGACACCCTCAATATTATATTTTATAACTTTTTTTACTAACTCTCTGTATGTTGGTTTTGTAGCATACTTATCTAGTGTATCAACTAAAGTATAAACATCAGCATTTTGATCTCTTAGTTCTCTAAATTTTTCATATGCAAATACTGTGTTTAATATTCTTACATAATCTTTTACACTATCACATTTACTTTCATAAACTTTTACACCCCAACCAATCCATTTGTTTTGATCCCAAGTAATTGGTAATAACCATTCACTATCTTTATCAAATGTACGAATACCAAATAAATTATTACCTTCATTTGCAAATCTACTTGAACCCCAACCTGTTTCTAATGCAGCTTGAGCAATTAGCATTTGTTTAGGTATATGTTGTGATTGTGGTAATTCTGAATAAATGTAATCAACACATTGATTTAATGTCAAGACAAATGTATCTTTGTTTGTCGTATCTATTTTTGGTTCAGGTAAACTGTAAGATACTTTTTCTGGTTGTACCTGAATTGTTATCTCTAGAGGTTTTTGTTCTGCGACCTCTACTTGTTTTACTTCTGAAAATACCAACAAATAAACTCCAAGAATGATTGCGGCATTACAGAAAAGATTTATTGCTTTCATTTTATTTGACCTCTGTATTATTTATTTGCCCTCGTTGGCAACATCTTTGAGGTAATATTCTACCTCATCTATATCGTTAAAACCAATTAAGTCAAAAGCGATATCTGCATTTTTGCATTTTTCAACTGCGTCTGCAACTGATAAAACACCAGACTTAATTTTATTCTCAATATCAGACAAAAAATCTTCTGCCTGATCCCATAACCAATTTTTAACTGCACCCATAATTATTGCAACCTTTCATATTTAACTTCACTAGAACCACAAGGTCCACCAACAAGTAGTTCTTCACCAACTTGTAACATGGCAAAATCATTTCGCCAATAATCTCCCATGTAGGCGTCTAGACCCCATGTGGAAATTTCTTCTAATGTGTGAATTTCTTGTTTACCGTCATTGTTGCCATAACCAGACAACCAAGTGACTAAAAATTTAGGTGATAGTTTTTTCATAATGTTTCCTTTCGATTTCATGTGTATATAATACACGGTTTTTGAATATATGTCAAGGAAATAAACATAATAACATAAGTAAAAAACCCTTGAAAATCAAGGGTTTATAGAAAAAATAGGGGTGCGACATCTTGTCGCAGGGTTAAATTAAGTATTATTTCGCATAAAATCGTCATTCCAACCAAATGCTTCTTTGACTAAATTTGCGGTTAACCCTTTATAGTGTTTATTCAGTTCACCATCTTTTGCCCATACTAATAGTTCTGCCTCTTCAGCACTTAATCCCTCTAACATTTGTATGAACATATTGTCTCTTTTCATTTGAGATAATTGTGGATTACCTCCTTTTAAGAAATGAAACATTCTTTTTACTTCTTGTTTTAACCAAGTATGCTCTGTGCCTACTGGTGCCTCGTTTACTGTGTATGGTGGTTTACCCTCTGGTAATAACCATTCAAGTTTCTCATCAAATGCACCTTTTAAAAACATTCTTAATTCATTAGTATCATACTTTTTCAATACTTCTATTTTCTTAGGTTTATCTTTTGCATTGTTAACCTTTGTAAGTATCTCATGGAATGATAAATTATATGTTGCGTCATTTACTGCCATTTTAAAACTCCTCTATTTTTCCTATCAATTCTTTCAAATCATTTTTAATCATATAAGGTAATATTTTACTGCGATTTGATACAGCTACCTTTTTATACTCTTTATATATATCTGTTTCAATATCATCAGGTATATAATCAAAATCTATTAGTCTTTGATTTCTCTGAAAATTACGATAATGATACTCATTACAGAAATCTTGTGGATCATTTCCTCTCATTAGACTATCAATCCATCCTGCTAGTTTTTTCTTAGAAACAGGTTTTTGTTTTATTTTATTTACAAATGTGTCATCTGGTGACAAAAAATTTGGTATGCCATCTGAAGTATCACCTCTTAATATATGTTCGTAAATATATTCTTGTGGACTATCTGTCTCTACAAATTTTTTCTGTGTTGGTGAATATTGAAATACATTTGGATATTTTTGTAATTGTTGAAAATCTTTATCACCAGATATAATTAAAATTTTTTGATCATGGTTCTTTTTACAAATGATAGCGATAATATCATCTGCTTCTACTTTATCTAATTGTACGACTTTGTATGGAAAGTTATCTCGTATTTCTTCTTTAATCGTGTGTATTAAACCAAATACACTTTCCCAATCTTTATCATCATTGTTTCTACCTTCTCTGCGTTTTGCTTTATATTGTTCAAAAATATCTCTACGCCAAGGATCTGGACCATCAACACAGATTACCACTTCACCAGGATAATCATTTCTAAATCTGTGAACATAACCACGAATAGAATTAAGTATCATGTGTCTTACCATAGGTATAGATAAAATATTTTTATCTTTACTCATGGCCAATTGAACAGCGATGTTTGAGATTGCTACTTGTGAATAATCAATTAGTATCATTAAAATCAATTTCACTTTCAAATTCTATAACATTCTCTGGTTTACCCTCAGGTACTTTTATGACCTTTGTGCCAGAGTAATTAACAACGGAGTATTTTCTTCCTTTATGTTTTTCAACATACATCATTTTATCTGTAATGGTATGAAAAGGGTGTGTTAAATCAAATTCACGATATATCATGGCACGAAGAGCCTCTAAGAATATACCTACATCTAAAAATGTTTTCGTTCCTTTTGATGTGCCAATGGTTAAACCATCTTGTTGTAAAGAGGATATCAATTGTATTACAACATCATCTGCTAATGAATCAGCAAATTTTTTTGTTTGATGATCTGCAATACTTTCTTTTGATCCTGCTTTATCAACAGGTACCTCTGCACCATCTGGAAACGATAAAACTTTAACCATTTGTTATTTCGCCCTTAAAGTTTAATTTACCCTCATTGATAAAATGTTCTCTTAGGTCCGTATATCCTCCTATGTGTTTATCATCACTCATAATCTGTGGCATTGAACGGACTTGTTTACCTATCATTTCAAACATTTGTTCAATCGTGACTTCACCATCACCACTGGCCATGCCTGTCGATAGTTTATATTCCTCAAACGGAATATTCAGTTTGTCCAACAACGCCTTTGCTTTTACACAGTATCCACAATTAGGCTTTGTAAAGACTTTGTACATTCTAAAATAATTCCTCCTCATACTCCTCAATAGCATTATCTATTTCGTCTATACTATTTATACTCAACTCCATAGCAAGGTCTTGTTGAATCATATCGTAAAGTTTATTAAATTCACCCATAGGTAATTTAAGACCTATGTAAACTCTATACTCACCTTGAGAAGTAATAGAAACAGAGGTTTTCCAGTTTTCATAACCTTGTACTTTTGTTTCTTGAATTTTATTAATAATAGTAATCTCTGTTTTAGAGATTGCTGTTTTATTACCTGAACCTATTTCAACATTACCTGTTTCAGTTCTATGCATTGACGCTTTTTCATTCATTTCACCATGCATGATATCAGCGATTTCAGCCTTAGCAATTAAGGTTGCTTTCTCTTTTGCTAATTGTAAATCAGGACTTGTTGATGTTCCTGTGCCATAGATAAAATTTTTGTCTTTCTTTTTATCAGGATATTCTAGATACCACTTTGGTACCACATCTGTTAGATTAAGACCATTGTCTTTTTCTACATCTATTTTTGTTGTTTGACTACACGAAACAGCAAACAACGATATTAACAATAATAGTATTAGATTTTTCATTGTTTATTAACCACCTCTCTTATTAACTCTATTGTTGTGTACCAAATGTCGTAAGCAACATCAGGCCCATACATTACTACTACGACATAACCTATAATTATGCCCATAATAAATTTAAACATTTAGTACCTCCATGTACCGTCTTTATTTAAACATACCTTTTTTGGTAGTTTAAAAATATTATTACCTTTGATATAACGACAATATTCTTGATCAGATACACCAGAGTAATAAAATTCAGCAAACAGTTCCCAATATGTAGGACCTACATTGCCATCTCTACACACCATTTTAGTCTCAACTAAAAATTGACCATCAGATGTGAAAATTTTTTGTATCACACAATCGCTTTCCATTGTGTGTGCATTTGCTTTATTTAAATCAAATATTAGTATCATTAATACTAAAGAAATAAAAACCATGAATATAAATTTAAATGGTGCCATCATAATACTCTCTCAATAATTTGCCAACGACCATCAGGCATTTGACAAGCCTTTCCAAATTCTGTGCTTCTATCTAAAGTAGATATAGAATACATAGGAAACGAATCTTGAATGCTAACAGTAGATGTATAATCAACACACTTAAAATGGTTTTCTATGTATGATCTAGTTACTTTAATATCACCATGATTACCTGTTTTAGGATTATGCCATAACAAATAACTTGATTTACCTGATGGCATATTATTTAGATGATCAATAAACATTTGACTATGTACCGTTCTATCGTGCATACCCATATTTGAACATGCAAATAAAAAAGGTAATAATAGTAAACTAGATAAGCGCTTCAAGTTCTTCATGTGTCAATGGTTTATCATCCATAGTAGTAACTTCTTCAGTACCACCATCAGATAATATGTTTTCATCTTTTTCTTTTTTATCTGATTTGTAAACAGGCCATGACTTAGAACCCTCGTAACATTGGGCAAGATTTTCCCATTTAACGTCATAAGGTAAATTTAAGTTTGCCATTTCTCTTAGAAACTTTGCTTTTTGTTTACCAGTCTTGTAAGACTTAAATTCTGCCATGATACCTTCCATGGACAGATCGTTATTCATTTTTGCTTTATTCATAATATATTATCTCCCTATATCTTTTATTTCTTTTCTTGGTATTACTTGATACGCCCCTTTGTTGTAAGCAGGTGCAACAGTAAAGTTTTTACTTTCTTCTAATCGCCAGTTATGATGAGGTTTAGTACCACCAACTTTTCTGGTGCCGCCAGACGGAATCGAACCGCCGACCTGATGATTACAAATCAACTGCTCTGCCTGCTGAGCTACGGCGGCAGGTTTTTTCTCTGTTTCCCACCAATTAGGAAAAACACGAAAATTCTTTTTACTAATCTTTCTATCAGGATCAATGCCTAATGATTTAAGATATACTCTTTGTTCTTCTCTCGCCTTAATCAAACTATCTGTTTGAGGCAATCTATTTCTCTTTTTCTTTTTAAAACTTGTGTAAATAATAGCCATACTCGTAAATACTATCAGGATTTCATTGCGTTGTCAAGGGTTAATTTTTGTTGATTTTCTTGACTATCCCATATATTTTCTATTCTCTCTCTATCTTTTTCAAACTCATTAACCATGTTTTCATACTTTTCAACAGTTTTATCAATAACTTTATTAGTCTGACTAGGATCTGCAAACCTTGTATTGTTTGTTTCTCTAATCTTTTTCAATTCTTCAATAAATGTTAAATAATCAATCATTGCATAGTCTCCTTTTTTTCATCAAAATCTTTTAATAACATAAATGGTACATTTTGACCATAGTCGTGATAATAACTAGAATCAGCATAGTATGTATCATGTAAATCATATACATCACTATATGTCTTATAATATTCTTCATCATCTACAATAAAAACTTCAGACATATGAAATTGTTTAGGATCAGTTTTGAAATCTCTTTTTGCCTCATAATCTGCATAAACTTGATCTGCATTTTCTTTGAGAGATGGAATTGCGTCTTTCATTTTAAACAATTCAGAATATGGTACATTTCTATAAATGGTCCATGAATTATCAAAAGTACCATTACCATCTTCGTAATCCCAATAGTGTCTAGAATAAACTACATGAAATGCCATTATATTATTTGCCTCCTAACATGTGAAGAACATAGTACCATGTATATTCTTTTGAATTTTCTACACCAAACACCCATAAGATGTCGATAAAACCTAAGCCTAATAAGGCCATAAAACTAAAAGTAAATAATTCTGATTTTGTCATTATTGTAAAACTCCTTCTTCATTGTGATATGGACCATATAAACCTTCTTCTGCGAAATCAGACCAAATTCCTTTTTCACCAGAAGATATTTCGTAATAGTATCCTTTTTCTTCAGGAAACACTTCGTCATATAAAGAAGGTTGTTCTGCGATAATATTTCTCATATGATCTCTAGGAGAAGTATCTAAAAGATAAATGAACTCGCCGGCAGCAAGATACTGATTACCTTTAATAAGATTAGCAACAGTCTCATAATCTTGACCGTCATATTCATCTTTTCTAAAAGAAAGAAGTTTGTTTTGTATAGTTTTTGTTTTCATAATGTATATCCTTTCGAAATATAACTATACATTAACTGGTTTTGAGCGATAAGTCAAGGGAAAATACCAAAAAAAATTAAATAAAAAACCCTTATTTTTCAAGGGTTTAAGAGGGTGCGACAATATTGACCACCCCTTTTGTTCTTATTTTGTTCTATTTTATAGACAAATTTACAACAATTGTGACCCTTAACTCGTCACTTTCGAAGGGTGGTACTTCGTGTACGACACATGAAGGCATGATTATTAAATCATCTTGTTGTGTTGGTATTTGAAAGTATGGTAATTGATAACTATGTTTCTCGTTTCGTATATCTAACTTATTATAATAGTCTGGTCGTATATACTTAATACTATTT